GAAAGGAGCCTAGAAGCCTTGGAAGAGAAATGAGAAAAAGAACTCCACAATCAAGAAATCTTATTCAAAGGAGAACTCGATGATTGAATCTACATTACTTGAAACCCTCGCTACTGGGGGTCCTGTGGCAATCTTAGCGCTGATAATCTTTATTATGTATCGAAAAGACAGAAAGTCGAGCGAAGATTCTCAGAGAAATGATAGGAAATTCATGGAGGACAGATTAACGAAAATCATAGAAAGCGCACAGTTAACCAGAGAAAAGAACACCTCAGCTATAACTGAGTTAGTAGTCCTCCTCAAAGCCATGAATGGTAAAAGGTAACTCACCATGACAACTCAAACACAGCAAGTAGAGGCTCTTAAGAAGCTCTTCTCAAACAGACGCCTAACATTGGAGACATTGTTAGAGATTGAGGATAAAGAAAGACGTCTTGTTCCTCTCAATCTCAATCCGATTCAGGCTGATGTGATAGATAACAGCACATGGAGAGACCTTTATGTCAAGCCTGGGCAGGTGGGGTTTACCTCCGTCATTGGTGGTGACTTTCTAATCGATAATGTGACTATAAATGGAACTGTATCTGTCATAATATCTTACGATGAATTTTCTGCCCAAAGGCTACTATTAAAGGCAAAGAAATATCATCAGTCACTTCAGCGCAGAATTCCCACTGTACCAAAGCTAGACCATAAGTCTACCACTGAACTATCCTTTGTAGACAAAGACACTGGATTTTATTCCACATTCTACATATTCTCATCCAGAAGTTATGTTCTTGGGCGTGGTGAAACTATACATAACTTACTTTTGGATGAGTATGCATTCTGGCCTCCTGGTACACATGAGGAAGTGTTTGCCTCTGCAGTTCAGCGAGTTCCTCTCAAAGCTGGCACAAAGATTAGAATTGGGAGTACTGCCAATGGTGAGGATAATCCTTTCTGTGAAATGTATCGGGCTGCGAGAGAAGGGGCAGTTATAGGTTCTGGTGGACTAAAGTCTGTCTACAAACCTCATTTCTACCCCTGGTTTATTCATCCTGAATATGTGATGTATGCAGATGACCCATTCTGTCTCGAGAAGGATAACATTGACCCTCTGCCTAACCTAGATAATGAAGAAATTAAGTTAATGAAGATTTTGACCGAACAGTTTGGTTTTGATACTGCTATCTCACTAGCAAAGTTGAGATGGAGAAGGTATAAGAAAGCTGAGATGAGGTCAATGAGACTGGCAGGAGATACTACATTTATATTTGAACAGGAGTATCCTGAGGATGATGAGTCATGTTTTGTAACTTCTGGTAACCAAGCATACTCACCTGATATTATAAGGCAAAAGATATTGGACTGCTATCCTGCCCCTATTACAAGGTCATTTATAAATCCAAAGACTGGCGCATCGGCAGAGGCTCAGATATGGCATGATAGAGAAGAAGGAATTCCTTATGTCTTATCCATAGACCCTGGGAAAGGTAAGACTTCTGAATCAGTGGCACATATATGGCACTTTGAAGAAGGCTGGGAAGATAAGGATGGAAAGGAATATCCTCCTATTCTAAAACATTGCGCAACTTTGGCAGGCTGGTATGATGAGTGGGAAATGGCAGAGTACTGTAAGGACATGGGATATTACTTTGGCAATTCAGTAATGTGTCCTGAGGACAACCTTGACATTGTATCTCACCTACGCAATTACCCTTCATTATATTATAGGGAGGATGTGCGAACAGGAAAGATGATAAGAGCAATAGGATGGCAAACTAACACATCTACAAAACCTTATATGTTGACTGAACTTAACCGCCACATGGAGGACATAGAATGTCACGATATTAGATTCTGGACTCAGTGCAAGAATATCCGTAGAGACCCTACCCAGAAATACGGTATATCTGTTATAGGTGCAGATGACCACCATGACGCAGGTGCTATTGCAGTGTGCTGCAGAACAGCCCAGGCAGTAGCGTCTAGTTATGTAGGTAACACAGGCGATGATGGAGGTTGGGATGATAACTGGGGCAAATAAGGAGTAATAATGAACAATGATGCTAAGTCAGTAATAGATGAGTGTAATGAACTTAAGAAATACTGGGCGCCTCGTGATACTAAGATACGGGTATGGTATAAAATTATTCAGATGGTCGATGAACTTAAGACTGAAAAAATGGAGTCATTTGTGGGTAATGACCCTAGGAGTATGTTTAATCTTGTTCTTCACATGCTAGACACTGACGTTCCTCACAGAATGAAAGATGTAGCAGAAGTGGGAATGAGAGAATCCGAAATGTCTGCCAGTATTAGTCAATTCCTTGACTCAGCTTGGTCAGATGTTGAAAAGACCTTTCGTCATAGCGGTCCTCGACAGTCATTAAAGAGAAGCCTCATTGGATTGTTACTCTCAACTGGTTGGTATTCTGTGTTCTCTATAATTACCGATTCTGGTGACAAAGCATTTATTGACTTGTGGAATCCTATCCAAGTATACCCCATGTGGGACTTTGAGCAGGGACTTTCAGAAGTAGCTCACATATATAAGGTGAGTGATAAAAGAGCAAGGTCTATGGCACAAAGGAATAACTGGGGAGACTTGGGGAGAATTAAGGGAGACCAAACAATATATGACCTTTGGTGGGTTGAGATATCTGATACATTTCCTTACTCCTCTCAAGTATGGAATGCAATAGTTATAGGAGACAAACTGGTAAAGTTTGAACCTACCCGATTTACTAAAATTCCTATATATGTTTCTCCTACAGGCGGGCTTCCTGACACAGGAGCTATATCCGATAATTCTGAAGTGGTTGCTTCTTTTAATGCAGGTTCTATTTCTGCTGGTGACAGATGGAAAGCAGAGATTGGGCAGAGTATAGTAGCCACCAATGAGTATATATATAAATCCTGGAATAAGTGGTGGACATTTAGTCTCCAGCTTCTCCGTGATACTGCTCAACCTCGCATATTTGAGCGCAGTCGTTCAGGCAAACATATTGTGAAACCTGAGGATATATGGAAGAGAGGAGCAATATTTAGAGGAGGTCCTGATGATTCTGTTGATTTTCTCGGCACTCCTCCTATACCTATGGAGTTAAGAGCTTCTCAACTTGACCTCGAGGCTATGATGCAGAGAGGTGGTGTCAGTTGGGCTATGTATGGTAATGTTACTGGGCAAATGACTGCCTATGTAATGTCTCAAATAGCAGCTTCTGCCAATCAAGTTATGAGACCATTTCATCAGGCATTACAGAACCTCTACGCTGATATAGATAATGACTGGATAGAGGATATACGACTAAGGAATATTAAACCTTATGGATGGAAGATTCCTAGCGGACTCCCAGACGACATGGAGATAACAGCCGACTTTCCTATTGAGATTCCTGGTGACTTAGTTCAGAAAGCAACCGTAGCTCGTATGTTAGACCCTGAGTTTGCTGTGAGTTACTCTTATGTAATGAATAGACTATTTCCTGATGTTAAGAATCCTTTACAGGAAAGAGCTAGGAGACTAGCAGACCAAGCTGAACTGAGTCCTGAGAACGCAATTATAGCCCAGATTAGATTCTACCGTAAACAAGCTGCATTTCTGGCAAGGTCAGATGCAGAAGCTGCCCGACTATATGAACTTGCGGCAGATGCTACAGAAGCACAACTTACACCTGGCAAACCTTCTGCACCATCAGGACAAGCTCCTGTAGGGGATAGGGCAGAAGGGATGCCCAGATATAATATACCTGGTGTGAACGCATAGGAGATATAATGACTACTAATAATTTAGATAAGACTCCTCAAGTAACTCCTGCTGGAGAGGCTAAGCCTCCTTCTCCTCAACCTACTATTCCGCCTCCTCCTCAACCTACTGAATACTATCCTGGCTTTACTCAGGAGTTGGAAGGGATTGTGCCTTCTATATACTCCCTCAACAAGCAGGCTACAGAAGCATATGAGAATGTTAAGAAGATTGAGAGTAAAGGTGTAGCTGGCGGATGGAAAGGAACAATACAAGGACTTGTAGCGGGAGTACTTCCTCCTGTTGCGCTTCTTAATATCCTCAACCTTGGCTTCTCTACTCAAGAAGCATATGATACGGCTATGGCAGAAGCTCAGGCTGAACTAGCTATACAGACGCAGGCTCTTGAAAGTGCCGAGTGGAAGTTGAATGTTCTCAATGCCCTTCCTGGTTATTTTGCAAGTAGAGACTTTACTATCAATACCTTAGATGATGTATTGGAAGTAATTCCTAACAGCACATTGTCTGACACTGACCGAGAATGGCTTCAAATTACTTACAATAAATTAGAATATCTTAACAATATTCTTCCTGATGATTTTGCAGGGTCTGTAGAAGAGTCCCAGAATTACATTATGAATGAGGTTTTATCTGAACCTAGCCTGGAAACAAAGGCAGTTCATAACCTTACCATAGATGAGCTTCAACGTACTTTTCAGACTTATGCAGTAGACATGCCTGAAGGGTTGTCTAATGAGGATTTGAGAAGTTTGCTTGCAGAGATGGAGCTGGAGGATGAAGTACATCAAGGAGAAATTAAAGATTATCTCAGAGACCTTGCTAACCGATGGGCATTAGAGACTGATAGGTTGAACTTACTTAGAGCAGGACTTCTTCATCCTGAGGCTCCTGAGTTAACTCCTGGTGAGTTTGTTAAGATGGCTCTTACTCAGCCTTTCATGGCAGGTATTCAGCTTCTGGATAAGTACTTTGATATGCTTCCAAGACCAATCGCATCTTGGGCAATAATCGGTGCGCATAACTTGTTCAGTACTCCCGATGAAACTTTAGCTGGGAGGATGCATGATACTTATCAAGCCTATAGAGAAATGGGTGAATCATCCTGGAACTCATATGCTCTGGCAATGACTGACACCGACATGCCCTGGTATGTGAGGATGGGGATTGAGACTGTCTTTGACCCTACCACTTACTTAGGAATGGGCTTGGCTACTGCAGCAGCAGGTAAGGTAGGAGGAGCACTTAGCAAAATAGGATTAAAAACTGTAGGGAGCAGAATAGGTCCTTTTGTAGGCAGCATAGAGAATGGTTTTATAAGAGGTTCTGATGCAGTATTTAAAACTGGTATTCATGCAGTTTTATCTCCAATCAAAGGTAGCTTCTGGTTAGCAGGTGCAGGATATAAGATTCCAAAGACTCTAACTCAAATGTCCCGAAACTTTGCTCGCCAGACTTCAATGGACTTTAAGGCTATTGTGGAAAGATTCCATCCTGAAGTAAAAAGTATAGCTGGCATGACTGCTAAAGATATCCGAGAAGCAGCTGAACTTTGTATTGGAGCAGCACTTGAGAGACCTTCAGAAGGTTGGGATGATATGGTTAAACTTGGGACTAAGCTACTTGAGTTCAACTACCTCGACAATGAGGCTGCTAACAAACTTGTTAAAGGAGTAGTTAAGGAGACAGTAGATTTTGACACTGTAGGTTTAACAAGACTAAATGATGATATTCTGAATATGTTCTCTGGGCAGAACCCAAGGATAACAGCAGGGAATATAATGAATAGACTGGGGATAGAACAAACTGACGATGCATTTAAAAAGATGTTAACTAACTTAAATTCTGTAAGAGAAGACATTGTGGATTCTGCCAAGCATATGTTCAGGTCAGACAAACCTAATGACCAGTTAATAGGAATGTTTAATAGTCTGAATGAAAAAAGATTAGCAAATCTTAAAAATCCTATATCTACTCATCTTAACCAAGCTGGTCAGTCTGTGTCCTGGGTGAGCAGAGTAGCAGATAAAACTCTGCAAGCTACTTATCTAATCAACCTGGAACGAAAAGTTATAATGCCCTTTGCCAGATGGAATCTACTATTTGCCAACTTCGGTCCTATGAATTTCCTTGAGAATATGCAGAGGAGTTTTCTTGGCGGTGCAGAAATAATGTACCCTAAGTCATATGGAGGATTAGATGAAACTATCCGTCTATTCCGAGGTTTGAAAAATGCTCCTTATGAACTTGAAATGGCTCATCGAGGAGTACAGAGACTTGAAATGGCTTTGATAGACCCGAAGACTGGTTCAACTGCTGCTTTCCATAATGGTAGTGTTCCTTTTGTTATTACTGACTTTTCAACCTGGCAATTTCCTCTTATACAAAAACCTGTTGGTTGGAAAGGTAGACCCATAGGTAAGAAGATTAACTTGCGAGGAGTAGACTATAAAATAACTGACTTGCAATCCTATAATGATGTATGGGAGCAGTTAACTACCATTCAGCGTTCTTATGACTACCACGTTCACTACATGAAATCTCTACCAGAAGTAGCCCCAACTGAAATGGGTTTGATAACTGATGCTGTTCTGAAGCGGAGAAGTCAGCTGGATGAAATTACCAAGTTCTCCAAAAAAGATATGAGAGACATGGAGAGAGCCTTAATTCAGGATGCGACAGTTAGTCCTGAAGCAGTACTCGCCCATATGAATGTAGATGCATTGGAGTTAGAGAAACGCCAAATATCTAAGGAACTCGGAAAGTTATTCGACAAATGCACAGATGTGAGGAGTATTACTAAGAAAGGAATCAGGGATGAGGTTCTCGATGGTCGCATATTTAAAGACATTGATGGGAGGATAACTGCTTTTGCTGATGCCGAGAGAGAATTATCAATGGCTTCTCTGGCTAAGCAGATAGATGCAATGCAAGGAGAAGCAACTAACTTTGCAAAGATGTATCAGGGAAAGACAACTCTGTTAGACGACCTGAGTCAGAATATTAAACTTGATAGACCAGTAACTGAGGGGGTTGCATTTAGTAGAGCATCTATCGTAGTTGATGGGAATAATGTAGGAAATATACTTTATCATCCTTGGGGTGATGACCCTGGCAGGCTTATAATTTCTGAAATAAATGTGACTAAAGCAGGTACGCTCAATCGTAGGTTTATGCAGGATGTGGACTTACTTGTACACGACTTGGCGAAGCAACGTGGGGCGCACGAAGTTACTGTACTTCCTAAGGAATCCCACAGACTTATGTATGAAGGTGCAGGATACACTAAGGAAAGTAACGGCTGGTTTACTAAGAAACTTATGGAGCCTTCTTCTCATGCGCCTAAAAACCTTGACGAACTACTCGGAGACATGGATAACATATCTGCTATGCAGAATGCCGTCGATGAGAGAATCCATGACTACAGAAGATTAACTGAATTACGGTCTCATAATCTTAAACCTGGTAAAGAAGTTGATGACTTCCATGTTGGCAGTAATAAGCTCCTTAACAAGTTTATGGATGAGAGTAAGGACTCAATGGACTCAATAGTGGACAATCTGCAGAAGTTCCTTGACGACCAACCTGTTATCTTCGGACCTAAAGGAGAACCCATCGGAGGAGTTAAACTGACTGACAGCCAGAAGGGAGCTGTTGATTCTCTAACAGAACTCTACCGAATGGAGAATTCTAATGTCTTAACTACTAGAAATAATCTAGCCAGAATAGAGGCAAAGATTACTGCCACTCCAAGCAAGAGTCATAATGCTAGATTCTGGCAACAGCAGCGAGCAGAGAAAGCTGCTTTATGGGATGAGCATACTATTAACTCGAGAAGGTTAAGAAACTTAAGATTAGATGCCAGTCGTCAATTCCTTACCGCTACTGGCAAGACTCCTTACCTTCCTCCTAAATTTGTTCCAATGACTGGCAAACTGAATCCTTCTCACATATCTTACCTTTTCGGAGTTACTGGAGATGATGTATACAGAGGACTTACACGAGTTCATAATCATGTGACTGTTAGACCTCGTGAAGACTTTATCGATTATATAGGTAATCAAGCCAGAGCATATGCTAATAAGTTTGAGAAAACTGTAACAGACATAGGATTCACTGATGATGCCATTGGAGAAGTGTATGACCAACTCTGGCGTAATCTTGGGATTGAGCCTTCTACACTTGCACCTGACTCTCCTACCATGATGCAGTTAGAAGAGATAAGAGGAGAACTAACAAGACTCCACAGTTCAGTAAAAATGGATGAGACTGATGTGGCAAGGTGGAGACAGTATGTACAAGACATAGGTAATGATGTTAAAGAAATGCCAATGTATAAAGAAGGTGCTGGAGAATGGTTCACTAAAAAAGAATCCGCTATGACTAAAGCACGTGAGTTACATGAACTAGCCTATCCAACTTACGATGATGCCAATATTATAGATGAAACTATGAGAGCCATATTTCCATTCTGGACTTATGAACTTTTCCGCTGGAAGTGGATTCCTCGCACAGCCATGAGAACTCCTGGTGTATTTGCAGGAGTAACAAGGTATATGGACTACACCGATGGAGGTTACATGCCCATTCCTGGAACTGACCTGCAAATAAATCCTCTCCGAGGTAGTATCTGGATGGGGGGTCTTAGACGATTCTTCCTTAAAGACTTTCCAGAATACTATGATGCTGTACCTGGTATGGAACAGATGGACTACATTAGCAGAGCAGGTTTCTTTCCTGGCATACATATCATGGCTCCTATCGTAGCCTTCGGTACTACCGATGGAGGTAAACCTCAATTAAATGAACTAATGCCTGCATTTGTAAAAACTGGAATATCAGCTTTAAGAGAACTCTCTCCCGAACATCTTGGTAAAGTTATCGACATGGTATTTCCTGACCGTTTTAGAGACTTCCAAACTATGTTAACTCTTGGTGCAGAAGGTTATGATGCTGATGAGATATGGAGGAAGAGGCAGCAAGGAGCTAAACTCACGCCAGAAGAAGAAACAACATGGTTGAGGGCAGAACAAAAGGCTAATGGCATCAAAGGTATCTTAATGGAACAGACTGGACTACTGAGAATAAAACCTCCAGAATATGAAGAATATCGCCGTGAGAGTCGTCTTGCAATAGAAGAAGCCATAGGTGTGCCAGTTCGTATTCAGCAACAGATTGATAGGTTGTATCCTGTAACTGGTAAGAGATTATCTGACTATTATAAACTCGATGTACTCCAGCAAAAACTTATGTATAGTTTGGAATCTTCCAGAACATGGCAAGGAATTATAACTCCTCTCTATCCGTCTGGTTGGCAGACAATGGAAGTTAAAATTCGTGACTACTTCGATACACTGACAAATTATTCTCATCAGGCAAGATATGAGGGAGTATATGAGGATGGGCAGTTAGTAAGACCTTCTGTTACAGAAATAAATCGTCAATTAGTAGATAAGGAAATAGGTCCTGACCAGTGGTTAGCTGCATTATCAGATATTAAATCTAATCAGTCTGAAGTAGCCAGAGCACTTGGAGAATCTCCCGCCTACATTGATGTTCCCAAGACATTAGAGGAAAGAGAAGCATGGCTGTTAGAGAAAGGAATACCTACCCCAACTTATGGACCTGACCAAGAACTCCTATGGTATTACTACGAACTAACACCAGAATATAAATTCAACTGGGACTCGTCAAGAATGGAATTAGACTTCGATACATACTACGCTAAGATTGATATTCTGCTCGAATCTTTAGACGAGGCTCATAGGCAGAGACTCTTGGACACAATTCAGTTGGACTGGACTCCACTGGAAAGACTCTACTGGACAGTGTCGAGAGAATATCTCCGCCCTTACAGAAATATTAGAAGCATTGTCCTTGACCAGTACTCCGATGAAGAAAAACAACAGATACGCAGATTTGAGGTAGCGAGGGGTGAGGAACGAACTGAGTTACAAAATATTATGGGAGAAGGAGGAGAAAAACTAATATCGGGTTTTAACACAAAGGTCAGAGAAGCTAGACAACGGTTACGTTACCTTGACCCTGACTTAGATGCATGGTCATACTTTTTCGGTAATACTGATTCGTTCCTCACTACCGTTGCCAATGAGAAGTACAATGAATTTGTATCACAGTATCTCACTAAAGAAATGCTTCAGTAATTGTATAATAAAACATCTATATACATTAGTATTGTTTTATTATTTATACTTGACAACGCAATTAAAATATGGTATACTACAGTAATGGAGGTAAAACATGGCTGAAAAAGATGAGAATCAAAGTAATGATGCTCCTGGTGGCGAAGGAACGAAACCTGCTGCTGACCCGAAGCCGCCTGTAACACCCACTACTCCCGATATTAAAGTAATTGATGGTGTTGTGCAGGTAGATGGGAAAAAGTATGTAAAGGAATCTGACCTTATCGCAGCCAAGGAGAGTTTGCAAGGTAAATTTAATGAAGCGCAAGAGAGTCACAGTGGTATAGTTGATAAGTTGAAAGTTGAAGTCTCTGAAGCGCAACAGGAAGTTGCCAAAGCAAACGCTACTCTAAAAGAAGCACAAGAAGCCCGTAGTTCGGGTGACATTTCTGCAGATGATTTGTCGAAGGCAAGGCAAGAGGCAGCGGACACAAAAGAAGCTCTAGCAAAATCAACTACTGAAGCACTGGATATGCGGAGACAACTTATCAAAACCACATATAAGATTCCTGCTGATTCAGAAGTTGGTAAGGGCTTAGACGACAAAACTGCTGTTCAACTTGATGCCTTAGAAGAGGCTCTTAAAGCCTTGCAAGCAGGAGGTCAGGGTCCTGGTAATTACGCTTTAGGTGGAGGTAGTGGTGGAGCAACTCCTATGACCGATATGGAAAGGGCGAGGAAGACTCTTGACGCTACTCCCATAAGAGGTGTACGTAATACTCCAGGTGATAATAGTTAATAACTTTGAAAGGAGAAACAAATTATGGCAGACTCAGGTGGACACTGGAAAACATTTGCAGAGGCTCAGAAGCTGACGCAATCGCTTAAGATTCCTGGTGTCTTTGAAGAAGATATCAAAAGAAATAACCCTTTGGAAAGGTTCCCTGTTGCTCAGGCATCTGGTACTGGTCTTAAAATTGAGTGGCTGAGAGAGAAAACCACAACCGAGGATGCGGTAGAAGATATTGTAGTCGGTGAACAACTTTCCTGGACTGATGACATGGAGTACACCGAGAAGGAAATGACCCTACGAAGGTGTTATATCCAGCGCAAACTCGACCATTATCTTCCTAACATCTATGGTACCTACAACAACTACGAAGCCAGACAGTTGATTGAGTGTGAGAAAGGTCTGAAAAGGCGCATCGGCGCAAGGATGATTTATGGGGACAATACATATGGAGATTCTGGTCAGTTTGACGGTCTTCATGCCTTAGCTGCAGAACATGGTACACCTTACACCGCAGGAAGTGCCTACGATGCCAAGAACATCAATGCTGGAAATGTGGGACTGAGCCTGGGGTTGTTAAGAACTATGGTAGATGAAATGAAGCATGGGGTAGATGAGCTACTCATGCCTTACGAAATTGTCCGTAGAATGGATGCAGCTTATCAGGAGAAAGGCTTTGCAGGTCTGGCATATAACGTAGCAGGTAGCATGGCATTTCTTGCTATGGGCTACAATGAACTCGGGAAGAGAGTGCTCTTCTGGGATGGTATTCCTTTAACAAGAACTGATTATCTGGTGGCTGAGGAATCAGCAACTGGTTCAGGCTCAAGTGCAGATGCCCGAGGACTGTACTCAACTGACAAAACCTATTCAATCTTTGGTCTCAAGTACGGTGACGGTAATGTAATGAGTACTAACCCAGGCATTTACTTTGCTTTCGGCGGAACAAAAGGACAGGGTGACCTGTACAAACTTGTTCGCTTTCCTGAACTGGAAGATTACGATGCAGGCGGTATCAGGCTTGTCACTTACGGCGCAATTATACTGCCGTCAACTCTCTGCCTAAGCAGAATGTATGATGTTGATGATGAGGCGATTCTGGTATAGGCTTTAACGGTGTGCCTCTATAAACATCAAAATAGAAAAGGAGAAATATAATGATTCCACGTAAGTCAACAGCTAATCATGATGTAAGGTGTGCAGATGGAGCAACACTATTCCTGCCGCCTTCCCCTTCAATAGTAAACCTGCAATCACCAGATGTGCATGCTGCGAGTGCCCAGAAGTATCCCCTTGGGACTCTAGCATGGTATCCAGGTGTGGGCAAAAAGTTCCGCTATTGCCTGGCTGCGGAAGATATCACCCAAGCGACCAATGCCAGGTTACTCGCTAGTGCCAGTTTTGCTGCTGGCGCAGTTGATGCAGGTCATAGCATAGCTGCAAATGCTCATGGGTACAATGGACTTGCTTATGCTAACGCTGCAATAGGTCAGAGCTACATTGATATTGACCTTACTTCAAAGGCAGTGAACTTCTTCGAGGGCGACCATCTTCAGCTTCTGCCTGGTTGTAATCCCATGAGCCAGTACTACATCATAGGGTCTGATGTATCAGAAACAGCCTACACCAGGGTTTACCTTGACAAACCTCTCACGCAGCTGGTCACCACTGCCATGTATATCGGGATAAGTGCCAGTCCTTACAAGAGGCTGGTAAACGGTGATGGTGGAGAAGTCGATGCAAGGTATTCGTCCTTCATAGGTCTGCCTCTTTGTAACGCAGACGATGGAGAATATTTCTGGCTGCAAACTGCTGGACCTTGTTGGGTTCAGCCTGGAAGTTGGGCTGATGATAGACTCCCAGGCAGAGCACCAAATTTCCGTGAAGTGTACGCTGCGATTGATGGAGCAGTCACTTGCAGTTGGGTATTCGGAGCACTCACAGATGGTTATCAGAGAGTAGGCTATCTGCTTGACGCTACGTACCACGAGTATGGTAGTGTCTTCATCATGCTCCAGTTGGAAGGATAACAATGATAGGAGGAGTGGGACTAATGATCCTACTCCTCCTTGGAGAATTAAAATGGAAATAGCACTTACACAAGCACAATTTATTCAACTTCAGAAACTCATTCAAATAGTGAAAGCAGCGCATAACCAAGAAACTCACTCTGGCGAGGCTACCAATGCAGTTAACTCTGTTGAATGGGGTGAGGATGAAGTAAAGTTTACCTTGAATTAAAGGAGAAATTATGCCTTTAGCAATCGATAATCTAACACCTGACTCATCAATGAATCAGATTCAAGATGCAATCTCTGCCACTATTAAAAAGCTGATGGAAGAAGGGAAGAGCCAGAAGGATGCAGCAGGACAAGCATACGGTATGGCGAGAGAAAAAACAGGAAAAGAACTAAATTTTAAATAAGAAAAGTAAAAGCATTTGGAGGGGTTAAAATGTCTTTAATAAGTAAATGGTTTCCATCAACACTTGACTTTGCAACAGATTCACAGAACACTCCCGAGATTGACCTGCTCGACTCATTCGAGGCAATCGAGATTGACATTCCTACTTTATCAGCAGAAGCTGAAGTTCAAATCAAAGGTGCAAATGAATCAG